TTCGTCGGAGAGCATGGCAAGCTAAGGGTCAAGGACATGGATCAGGATGACGATCGGATCGATCTTGGTCTCCTTGGCATCGATCTGTGCCATCAGTACATCGAGCACTACGGAGATGACGAAGATATCGAGGTTATCGCACCAGAGTTTCCATTCCACGTTCGGCTAGTAGACCGGGGAGGGAAACCGTTCTACGTCGTCGGTAGGATGGATGCCCTGATCCGTTGGGTTCCAACCGGAGAGGTCGGAATCTTCGAGCACAAGACCGGTAGCGAGGACAAGAAGAAGAGCTTGGTCCTCGATGAGCAAGGTGGCACCTACTGGACGTTCGGCCCCAAGCATCTCAAGCGGATGGGGATCATCGAGCGATACAGCGAAGTGGATCTGGTTCTCTACAACTTCGCTGCCAAGAGAAAGAAGGACGAGAGACCACAGAACGAGGCCGGAGAGTACTTGAATAAGAACGGGTCTGTCAGTAAGGTGCAGCCAGGAAAGGTCTTCGAGCGTATTCCGGTCTACCGAGGGGGAGATGATCGCAAGGTCTTGACAGAACGCATCAAGGCCGAAGCCGAAGAGATGCGTCTCGCGGCAGAAGGGAAGCTCGCGATCTACAAGAACCCGACGGACACCTGCTATTGGGATTGCAACTTCCACGCGATGTGCGAGCTCCATGAAGCAGGTGCCGACTACGAAGGGTTCATGAACGCGGAGTACGTCAAGGTGGATCCCAATGCGCGGTATGACGATGTTCTCAAGCTGATCAAGGAGGAGAGGAGGGAGAGTGGTAAACGAGCGTCCTGAGGCGATTCAGCCACTGAGGAAAAGGAAGCTCTGGATCAGACCGCTGATCTATGGTCATCCAGGAGCGGGCAAGTCTCCAGTGGCTGGAAGTACGGCGATCCTCGGTAAGACGTTGATCCTCAACGCCGACGGACCAGATGGCCCGGAGTCGATGCGGAAGTCGTTCTACTGGAAGGAGTACGGGGACAACATCGAGATCTGGGATGTGGACAACATCAAGGATCTCCATGAAGCCCGCGACTACTTCCGAAGAGGAACCGGAACGACGGACTTCAGTTGGGTCTGGCTGGACAGCGTCACCTTGTTCGAAGAGTCAGACATGGATTCCATCATGCGAGATCTCGTGAAGGGGAAATCGCACAGGGATATCCATCTGCCAGACAAGCCTCAATACATGCTGCGCCAGAACCATGTCGGGCTATGGGTTCGTGACATGCGGAAGCTCAAGATCAACTTCGGCATGACAGCGCACGTGATGTCCGTTGGTGTAGACGACGAGGACGAGGAGGCGTCCACGGTTTCGTATCGGCCGGCGATCCAGGGAGGGCAAGGGCAGTTGTCCTCGAAGATCTGCGGGTACTTCGGTCTTGTCGGGAGGATGTACGTCCGCAGAACAAGGGTGAGAGTGAAAGGTGGTGGTCGCAAGACACGAACAGAACGTGTTCTACAGGTCCAGCCGAGTGCGAAGTGGTACGCGAAAGATCGTCTGTCTGGAGATGCACTCGGTGCGGAGATCGTCGGCCAGAAGATCAGCATGGCTGACATCGTTGAAGTGATCAGACCAAGGAGGAAGACAGCAGATGGCAACTAAGATCAAATGGGATGTCAGCGGAAGCGACGCTGAGAAGGCAGCGGAGGTCACGTCGTTCGAGTCTCCGAAGCCTGGTCAGTACGTTGCAACCGTGACCAGCCTCGAGAAGAAGGGGTCCGGTGGAGATCCGGACAAGCCGATGCTGGAAGTGGTCTTCGAGATCACTGACGCAGAGAAGAAGGCGAACAAGCAATACGTCGGAAACTCGATGTGGTACTACCCTCTTCTGCCCGGACATCCTTCATACGAAGGGTTCCCAGAGCAGAAGACCGATCAGTTCATGCAGGCGATCGGGGTTGCAACGAAGCGGAAGAGGAAGGGTGTCCTGGATCCTGAGAAGGTAGAGGGCACCGAAGTTGTTCTGGTGGTTCGGGCCGGAAAGAACCGCGAGGACGAGTACCGAGGAGAGATCAGCAACGTCCTTCCGTACGACGAGGACACATGGGGCAACGAGGAAGACGAGGAAGAGGACGAAGAGGCGGAAGTCGAAGACGACGAAGAAGTCGAAGAGGAAGAGGAAGAGGAAGACGACGAGGAAGAAGAGGAGGAGGAGGAAGAAGCGGAGGAAGAAGAGGAGGAGGAAGAGGACGAGGAGGAAGAGGACGAGGAGGAGGAAGAAGAGGAAGAGGATGACGAAGAAGAAGAGGAAGAGAAGCCGAAGCCGAAGCGCAAGTCCGCCGCCCGACGAAAGGCTCCGGCCCGAAGGAAGGCAGCCGCAAGGAAGAAGCCAGCCGCACGACGACCCGCCGCCAAGCGCGGCAGTCAGTCAGGCCGGGGAAAAGGAAGTAGGAGTCGCCGAAGCGGATTCCCGTTCGATGACAAGTGACGTTGCGGAGCAGGTGGTTCCGGTCGTCACTGATCAGATGCCGCTGGCGTGTTACCTATGGTTTCGTGGACACGATCTCGAATCCATGTCTTGGAGCGGAAACCGATGCTCCTGGAAGTTCTCTCCAGAGGCACTCGAAGACAAGGTGACATTCGAGAAGGGAATGGCTCGTGTTGATCCAGGTGCTTACTACGTAGCGGTTCGCGAATTCAAGCAGCAGACCTGGAACAACAATCCGCTCCGTTCCTCTGGATAGAGGTGACATGACTCCAGCTGACATCAAGAAGAAGCTGAAGCCCTACCTCGTTGGGGCGCAAGAGGTTTCGCCTGGTGAGTGGGACATGAAGTGCCCACTGCACAACGACCGGGTGAGATCAGCCCGCGTCAACTTCGACAAGGGTGTTTGGAAATGCTTCGGAGGATGCGGCGGAGGGAAGCTGAGGGAACTGATCAAGAGGATGGGGGAGGATCGTCCTCCCCCTCAGGCCAAGAAGAAGGCGACAAGGGCACGTCCGTCCTTGACGGATGTCCGCGTCAATCTCTGGCACGAAGCGTTGATGAACGACGACCATGCCAGGGAGTACCTTTGGAGGGAACGAGGGGTCAACGCAGACACCATCGTGGAGTTCTCTCTTGGCTATGATCGGAGACTGAAGGCTTTCACGATTCCAATCTACTCCGAAGGCAAGCTATACAACGCGAGGATGTATCGACCGAATGCACCCTCCGACAAGAAGATCTTCTGGGCTGTCAAGAAGGACCCGGACAGTGTGGTTCCGTTGTATCCGGAAGAGATCTTGGATGGATACGATTGGGTCATCATCACAGAAGGAGAAATGGACGCGCTGATCGCACTCCAGTTTGGATTTCCGGCTGTGACAGGAACGGCTGGAGCAGGTACGTGGAACGTGATGTGGTCAGAGAAGTTCAAGGGCAAGAAGGTATTCATCTGCTACGACAGAGACGCCGCTGGAACGAAGGGTGCGCGAGACGTTGCAGAGCACCTGGAACCATTCGCTGAACAGATCTGGATAGTCAAGATACCGATCAAGAAGCAGGGCGCTGACATCACCGACTACTTCATCGGTCTTGGACATGACGAGAAAGACTTCCGGAAGCTGTTGCGGAACAGCCGTCCGTACCAGAAGCGTGTCAGGGATCCCATGCAGATGGAACCACGTTCTGTCACCGTCATGGATTCGTTCGACAGCCAGAACATCGGAAGGGCGCAGAGCATGGATGTCCTGATTCTTGGAAGGACGAAGGATCCATACGCTCTTCCGAAGGTCGTTGAGTCCACATGCACAATGGACGCTGGACCGCGATGCAAGTTCTGTCCGATGCTGGCACGCAACGGGAAGCACAGCTACGACGTCAGTCCATCAAGTCCAGCGTTGCTTGCGATGATGGGCAACGCGACACGGAACCAGGACGAAGCACTTCGGAAACACATTCGGGCTGTCAAGTGTGACAAACTGGAACACGAGATCAAGTCCTATCAGACGGTGGAGCAACTGTACGTTCGACCATCGTGGGACGAGACGAGCGGAGACTTCACTCCAAGGAGAGTCAACTCCGTCGGAAAGCACAACACGCTTCCCAGTCAGGTGGTTCACGTTATCGGAACAACGTGGCCTGATCCCAAGGAACAGAAGAACGAGTTCTTGGCATGGGAAGTCGCAGAAGCGGAGAACGCTATCGACGAGTTCCGTGTCACGCCGGAGATCGTTCGAACGCTGAGGAAGTTCCGAACACGAGGAGAAGAGAAGGCTCTGTACAAGATGGGCCTGATCGCTAAGGACTTCGAGCGACACGTGACCCATATCTACGGACGACTTGATCTTCACATGGCGATCGATCTCGTGTTCCATTCCCTCATCGCGTTTCCGTTCCAGGGCAAGCTGGAGAGGAGGGGATGGCTCGATGCACTTGTTGTTGGAGATACCCGAACCGGGAAATCGGAAGCGGCTCAACGTCTTCTTGAGCATTATCGGACGGGACAG